ACCGAATCCCGCGCCACCTCCCACACATCGCATTGGAGGTGCCGATCCGGGCGGCCGCGAGAGGGGAGGAGATCGCACGTCCAAGCCTCCACCCCGGCGGCCTCAAAGGCGGCGAGGGTGAGAGGGCAGGCGGAATAGGCGATCAGAAAGCGCGGCTTCACGCGGCGCGGAGCTCCGGCACCGGCTCCATGCGGAGGAGGTGATCCATGGAATAGGCAAAGCCGAGCACGCCAGCATCCCGCACATCGGGATAGCGGTTGCGGGCTTGGTGGCTCCAATCATTTGCGATCCGGAGAGCGCCAAGCTCCGTGGTGTAACCGATCACGCGCTCACCGATCACGCGCACATCCACCGGCGCACCGGCGGCATTGCCCCACATCCGCGTGAGGTTGGTGATCATCTCCAGCTCCGCTTGCAAATTGGCGATCCGGAGAGGGCGGCCGGTGGCCTTGTCAATCATCGTCATGGGTTTCAGCTCCCTTGTTGAGGAGCTCTCATTGCCACATAATAATGTGGCTTGCAATCCCTATCGGATCACCTCGCCGCCGATCACCGGATGATGGAGGATCGCGCACCGGCAATTGATGATTTCCTCGGCCGGGCCGGAGGGATCGCCCGGCACCATGAGCCGCGCATCGCCCACCACGAAAGGCTCATCAAGCGGCACCTCATCACCATCCGCCTCCGCGTGGCTTGGCCGCGTGCGGCTATCCTCCGTGCTCGCCCACTCCTTGATCATCTCCAGGCCGGTGGATCGGGCGGCCTCATCCGCGCCGATAGTGGAGGCGGTGTGCATCTCCGTGCGCGCGATCCGGGCCGCGCTGGATGCGGAGAGCGTGCGGCCGATGCGCTCGCGGATCAGCTTCACGGTGCCCGCCTCGCCGGTGCCGTCGCCAAAGCTCTCCACCAGCACGGAGCGCACCGCCTCCTTGAGCGTGCCCATCACGGAGGTGGCGCGCTGGAGAGCGTGGAGCCGCACCCACTGGAGGATGGTGCCCTCAAACACCTCGCGGGCATCCTTAAGCTCCATGCCCACCTCATCGCGGCCGCGCACCGGGCCGGTGCCAGGCGCGAGCCCGGCATAGTAGCTCTTGGGGAGGTTGGCCGTGATGCGATCCAGCGTGCGGCCGCCAAAGATCAGCGCGGTTTGATGGAGGCGCTTCTCCAGCACGGCGGCCATGGCCGGGCGGTGCTGATCCACGATCTGGAGCATGGCCTCCACGTCGCCATAGGTGAGCCGGTTGGCGAGATCATCGGCCATCGCCCGGATCACCTTGGCCACATCGCGCTCCGCGAGAGCCTCTTGCCGCACAAGGAGCCGGTTTTGCTTGAGGAGCTCACGTTGCCGCCGGGTGCTCACCGATCCTCTCCCTTGTCGAGCGAGCGAGCGGCCGCGTGCATGATGCCGATGTGATCAGGCTTGAACTTGAGCGAGGCGCGCACCGTCTTGCCGGAGCGGCGGCCACCCATCTCCACGCTCACCCGGCCCACCGTCACACCGTGGAGGCGCACCTCATCACTCGCCATTGGGAGCGGCACCGCCGGGCGTGAAGCCCACCTCATCAAGCGGCATCATCGCGCCGCCCACCAAGATCGTGCCGCCGGGAGTGTCGGTTGGCTTATAGGGGCCATAGCCCACCGCCTCGCGCTTCTCATCGGTGGTGATGAAATCAGCCTTTTGCACGCGATCCCAAATGGCGGAGCGGCGCGGCGAGAGTGCCTCAATCGCGTCCACATCATAGCCGATCCGGAGGCCGTCATAGGTGGGCTGCACCCAATTGGAGATCGCCTCGCAAACCTTGTCCACCAGCGGGAGCACCGTCTCCTCATAGAGCGCGGCGCGCGCCTCCTGATAGTTGGAATAGGTGTTATCGCCGGGGATGCCCAAGAGCATCGGCGGCACGCCAAAGGCGAGCGCGATTTCCCGCGCGGCCTCGCGCTTGCCGCTCACAAATTCCAAATCCTTGGGGCTCATGCCCATGGGTTGCCATTTGAGGCCGCCCTCCAAGAGCATCGGCCGCCCGGCATTGGCCGCCCCGGTGTGCTTTTCGTCCAATTGGGTTTTGAGCCGGGCAAACTGATCATCGGAGAGCGAGCCATCGCTATCCTCGCCGCCTTCAAACACCAGCGCGCCGGAGGGCGATGCGGAGTTGTCCAAGAGCGCCTTGTTGTAACCGCCCGCCGCGTTGTGCACGTCAATGGCAAAGGCGGCCGCCTCCACCGGGCTCATGCCGCTCCAATCATCCAGCGGGTGAAATTCCTTGATGTGGAGGATCGGCATTTGCTGATCCGGGAGGAGGTCCACATCAAAGCGATGCTTGGTGGTGCCGTCCACGGAATACTCCCACGCCATGGGATAGCCGCGCCGCCCGGCGATGGCCTTCATGCGATCCGGCCGGAGAGCGTAGAGCTCGCGAATGTCGCCATCCAGCTCCACCGCCTCCAAGAAGCCATCGCCCGCGAGCTTGAAATAGGAGATCAGGGCATCCACCAGCTCCGGCCCGGATTGCCACGGATTGGGCCGCGAGAGCACCTTGAGGAAAGGGTGCTCCGAAAGCTCCGCATCGCCCTCATAGGCGAGGAGCTTCACGGCCGCCGCGCTCTCCGCGATCATGCGGATGCACCGATAGGCCACCACGTTTTGGGAATAGCCCTCCTTGGCGAAGGCCCGATAATTGCGCGAGCTCCAGACGGGTTGCCCCACCCGGCGCATGGCCACCATCGGCCCCACGGCGCTATCCTTGCGGCCAAGAATTGCCCGGCCAACGCGATCCATCCACCCCATGCTCACAATCTCCTAACGCCAGGCTCGCGCTTGCTCTTACCGGAAAGCTCCGTGATCGCCCACACCAAAGCATCCGCCCTATCCGGCGAGCCCTCTCCGATGAAGCCCTTGGAGGTCATGGCGCACATCTGATCCTCCAAGTCTGGATGGGTGCCCACGTGGCTGATCTTGCCCTCCTCATAGAGGGCGGAGATCGGCTCCGCGCGAGCGATCTTGCCACGGCTTGCCCGCACCTCCTTGAAGGGCACGGAGGCATCCACGCTCTTGATCACGTGCCGCACCATCGCGCCGCCGAAATTCACCTCCGCCACGATGCGATCCGCGTTCCACTCTCGATAGGCATCCACCGCCCGGCGTCCCCACCCGGCCGGTGAGAGGTTGCACGAATGATCCGCGAGCACATACCACCGGCCATCCACGCCAAGGCCAGCCACCACGATCCCCACATCATCGGCCGTGCTGTCATGCCCGCCGGAGGTGCCGGAGGGGTCCACCGCCACCACCACGCGCACAAGATCAGGCACCCGGCCCATGGCGATCCGGTGAGCATCAAGGCCCTCCAGCGTCCAAAGAGCGCCCTCCGTGTCCTCACTCCACTCGCCATCGCGGAAACGCTTGCGCTTGGCCGCGCTCATGCGGTTGAGCACGTCGAAATAATCGGTGGAGATATTTTCCCGGTTGTCATCGGGGTTGATCTTCATCTCCGCCAGCTCATCGGGCTCATCCCACGGCTCGCGCGTGCCCGGTTTCAGCTTCTTGACGAATAGGTGATAGGTCCAATGGAGCTTGGTGGTGGGGTTGCAATCGAAATAGGCGCGGAGCCGGAGCGGGCTTTTTTCAGCCAGGCGCGAGAGCGCGGTTTCCACGGAGCTCCATGGGATTTGGGTGCACTCGTTGAAATAGACGGTGGAGAACTCCATGCCCAAAATCTTATCCACGCGATCCGCATCATCCAGCCCGGCGGCCATGATCACGGAGCCATTGGGCAGGGTGATGGTGAGATCGGAGATGCTCTCCTTGAACGGCACGCCGGGGAAGCACTTGGCCATCACATCCTTGAGCGTTTTCCACACGGTGCCCTTGATGGCGTTCCGGCGGAGACGAAAGATGCAATGATTGGTGGCCAGTGCGCGGATCGCGCGGGTGGCCACGGCGCGGCAAAGGAGGAACGTCTTGCCGGAACGCGAGCCCCCACGGAGGAGGGCCATGCGGTGCCGGGCGATGAGCTTATTTGCCCGGCGCTGCGCCTTGGTGAGCACCACGGCCATGGGCGAGCCTAGAGCTCCGCATCATCGGCGGAGATGCTCACGTTGATGGTGCCCGCTCCGAAATCATGCTCCATGCCGTCGCGCACGCGGTGCACCGCGCCAAGGAGCCACCGGATCGTGGCGGAGCTCTCGCGCAACGCGGCATCCGGTGAGACGCCGGAGGGCACCACCTTGCCATCCTCGCCCATCTTGGTGAGCACATCCTCGCCCATCGCGATCTTGTGAGCCCGGCGGAGGAGCTCGCCCTTGCGTTGCGCCAAGGCCGCATCCAGCTCCGCGCGATAGTGGCGATCCAGGGTGTCCACCGAATAGCCGCCGCCATAAGTGGCGTTGAGCACGCGCGAGATTTCCTCTTGCGGCATCCCATAGCCGGAGAGCTCGCGGATGAGCGTTGCCGCCTCCTCGCTCCGCTCATGCGGCACGTTGCCGGTGCTGCCCTTTGGCGCTCCTCGCGCGTCGGCTTTGTTCGGATGATCACCCATGCCGGGAGATATACGTTGATAGGGCGTTAATCGCAATTCTTTGGGTGGCGGTAACGCCTTGAGGCCCATGCCCACGGCTCCACATCAAGGAGCTGGATCGTGAGCTATTCGGAGCGCGCCTATTTTGAGGGCGATCATTGCCAGCATTGCGCGGAGCGGGATGAGTGGCTCCGGCTTGAGCGCAAGCGGGTGGAGGCGATCCGCGCGCTGGATCGGAGAGGCTCACGCCGGTGAGCGGGTGGCCTTCCACTCCTTAAAGGCGCGGGCGTGATCCGGGCACAAGTCTTTATCCGGAGCGGGCGAGGTGGCGCACGTGGCGCAAATTGGCTTGTCGCACGTGCCGCTCCGCTTGCCCGGCACCTTCCAATCACAAAGGAGGGTGCCGGGCTGTCCGCACTTGCACCGTTGCCTCCGGCGCGAGCTGCACACGATAGCGGAGCCACCGCCGGGGAGTTTTACGTGCTCACACGGCACGGCGCGGCACCGGGATGGGCTCCGATGTGATGAGGTGTTTGGCCGCCGATCCGCGATAGGGCTGGAGGGCAATGAGCCGGAGCACCTCGCCGGAGGGTCCGTTGAGCGCGAGGCGCACGCGATCCGGGCAAGGCCAGCTCACCAGCAATCCTCCTCGCAATGGTCGCAAATGTCGGTGGTGAGCACGGTGCGCCCATCTCCATCGGTGCTCACCGAAACCGGCACGATGCTCTCACCGCATCCGTGGCAAGGTGCCAGCCGCATGGAGCCCTTGAGCACCGCCACCGCTATGGTTTCCCACCACGGCACCGCGCTCATCTCCACGCCTTGGCGGAGCTCGCCGGTGGCCGTCACCACATCCAGCTCTCCGGCGAGCCCGGCGAAATCCGGCCGCTCACCATCGGTGCGGGTGAAGCCATAGGCATCAAGGAACGTGGCGAGCGGCCACTCCATGCCATCGGCCCGGATCGTGAGCCCGGCGCTCACCGGCTCCGCTCCAGCATGGCGGCATTGCGCTCCAGCCACCGGAGATAGCGGGCGCGCGTGATGGCCTTCCAGCCTTCCCACCCTATCCGCTCGCTTGGATGCGGCCGCCCGGTGAGGTTGCCCTTGCGCGCTTTCCAATTGCGGATCGCTCGCTCGCGGGCGATGCGAGGATGCCAATCGCCGTTATGGGTGAGGGTGAGGGCGATCCTCACCGCCGCCGCCTTGCTCTCAAGGCCCATCGGCCGGGCACTCACGGCCGCCGCTCCACGCATCGCGCATAGCCTCCGCCGCGCGGCGATCCGCCTCCGCAAGCGATCCGTGATCATAGGGGAATTTGGCCGGTGCGGCCGTGGGCGCGGGATCGGAGATCGCGGGCCACTTGGGATCGGGCTTGATGTTGCTCATGTTTCAGCTCCCTTTGAGGAGCCCTTGGGCTATCACAAGATAATGTGCCGCTCAAGACGCAAAAAGGGCGGAGCCGCAAAGCCCCGCCCTCTTGCCGGTGCCCCCGGCCGGGAGATCAAGATCACCTCCTTTCGGGAAGCGGCCGCCTTACGCCGGGAGCTTGACGTTGATGTGATTGGCGATGGCCTCAATCTGCCGAAACGCCTTGAGCACCTCGCCGCGCGGATCATAGCCCTCAACCAGCTCCGCCGCGATGAGCTCACCACCACCGGGCATCCCGTCAAGCTCCAGCTTTTCCACTCGCTCCGTGAGCGTCTCGAAATCGGAGAGCGGAGCGGCCTTGGCCACCAGCGAGCGGAGCTCATCCAGCGTCTCACCATCCTTGAGGTGCTTTTCCAAATCATCCACCCGGCCGATGAGGAGCTCCATTCCCTCCACCGTCACCTTGACCGGCTCACCGTTGGCCGCGCCTTCAAGGTAGGGCATCACCTTTTCCAGCATCGCCTTGATGCCGCCGATTTCAGTTTCCAGCGCCTCCAGGCGCTCCGCTTGCGTTGCCATCATCACACTCCTTGGGTGGATAGCGCCACCCGTCGCATCCCTGAAACGCGCTTATGCCGGATTATCCGCCCCGGCCCAAGCCCCGGTGTAGAGCGCCACCACCGGATGGCACTTGCCCACGATCTGGAGGATGATGGGCGCACCGTTGGCAATGGCCTCACGCTCCTCCGGCGATGGCACCCACGCGGAGCGCATCACGTTTCCCCATATCGGATCATGCTCATCCGAAATCTGGAGCTCCATGCAATCCTCCTCAAGGGTGCCCACCGGGCGGCCCATCACGCGGGTGCAAGGTTCAATCTTTGTCGGCATCATCGGCCCACTCCTCAATCTCTTGCCACTTGCGATCCCATCCAGCCGCGCGCCGGTGAGGCGGGATCATCTCCTCAAACGCCTCGCGGATCACCGCCGCGAGATCGGCCGCGCACACATCGGGAGAAGCCCACCTCATTCGCTTTCCGCCTGATAGGCGATCACGTCAAAGGCGGAGGCCGGGCCGGTGGTGAGCGTCCACCGCGTGGTTTGCGCGGCCCACGTCTCCTTGGGCTCCGATCCGTTGCGGAGGCGCACCCGGATGCGCGCCCCCTTGCGATCCAGCGAGCGCGGGATGCGCCCGGTGTTTTCCCTCCAGCGCGGAGCCGCCATCACGCGGGCTCGCTGCCAAAGGGTGGATCGCC